CTTCACACTTTCTTGGCTTAATATCTTGCCAATTTACCGCAAACGCTTAGTATACTAAAGTAAGTATACTAATTTTATGACTAGAGCAGTTGACCTTTTAAGAAACAAGTTTGGAGTTTCTCAACTCTACAAATATGATGTAAAACAAGATGATGAAATTATTCTTAGCATTTATTGGCATCCATTAACTATTGCAGAAAGAGAAAGCATAATGAAAAAAAGTAGTTCTGAGGATTTAAATGATTATGCATTGTTAATGATGATAGAGAAAGCCTTAGATAAAGATGGTACAAGACTTTTTCAAGATGGAGATAAAGCTTCATTAAGAAGAGAGATTCAATCATCTGTTCTTGAAGAAATACAATTAGCAATGGTTAACGCTGGTGCTGATAAGGAGGTAAAAGAGGCTAAAGCCGATTTGAAAAGCTAATAAAGATTGGCAGTTTTTATTCTCTTTAGCAAAACAATTACATAAAACTGTTGCTGAGTTATGTCAGACTCTTACTATTGAAGAGATGATAGGTTGGGCTGCTTTTGCAGAAATTGAAAGTGAAGAATATGAAAAACAAAAAGAACAAGCACAAAGATCTAGTGCTTTACGAGGCAAAAGAAGGTAATATAGAGAAAATGTCTTAATTTTTATAGCAAGTGGCTAATTATAACGTAGATATTGCTGTAGCCATAAAAAATGCAAGAGCATTAAAAACACTTAATAAAGATATAAAAGCTACTTCAAAAATTATTGATGATACTAATGCAAAATTAAGACAAAGTGCAAATGCTTATGAAGCAAACTTTAATAGATTAAATAGCTCTGTACGAGAAGCACGAAAAAATTTAAATGAAGCAGCTATAGGAACTAATGCTTTTAGAAAAGCTGGTGAAGAGTTGTTAAGAGCACAAAACCAATTAAATACTGCTTTAAAAGAAGAAGCTCGAATTCTAAAAGAGATCGAAACTAGAAGATTTGGTGTTGCTCAATCCTCAAGTAGTAATCGAGTTAGGAGAAATGTTGCAGAGAGTTCAAGAAATAGAATTGATCCAAAATTTAAGTCTTTATCTTTATTAGGTCAGACATCTCCTGTCGGAGAAAAATTAGAAAGAACTTTAGCCTTAAAAAGAGATGAAATTAGATTACAAGAAGCTTTATTATCTTTAGAACAAAGATCAGCAGCAAAACAAAATGAAAAATTATTAATACAAGGAGAACTAAATAGACAAACAGCACAAGCTGTTAGTGCAGCAAAAGTTCAAGCTCTTGGTGGTCGTGGAATTGGACCAGGGCAAGCTGAATCTGTATTTAAAGGAAGAGTTTTATCTAATATTGCAGCTTCGCAACAAATGAGAGAAATTGTTGCTGCTGGATCTAATCGTGAAAAATTAGGTGGTGGTTTTAAGGAATTTAATAAAAACGCTAAAAAAATACAAGCTGATACAAAAAAAATAAGTACAATAGTTGCTCAAAATCAAGCACAAGGAATACAAGCTTTTGGAAATCAAGCCTATTCTCAACCAATAGGGCCAGTTAGACCTGGGCCTTTAGGTAAATTAGGTATTGGTACAGGTGCAAATCCTAGAGGGGTGTTTGCTAATTCAAGAGGTAGAGCAGGAAGAATTTCTGGTGGATTAAGTAATGCTCTTATTGGTGGAGGTTTTCCTTTATTATTTGGTCAAGGTATTGGAGGTGCTTTAGGTGGTGGTATCGGTGGTGCAGTTGGTGGAGCATTAGGAGGCCCATTTGGATTTGGTTTGTCTATAGCTGGTACTGCGATTGCTACAAAAATTGCAGAGACTAGAGAATTTCAAAAATCAGTAGATAAATTAAATGTTTCTATCAAAGCAGCAGGCGGTAGTTCGTTCTTTACCTCAAAAGGTATAAGTCAATTAGGTAAACAATTAGGTATATCAAAACAAGAAGCGTTAAAAGCGGCACAAAGTTTTGCAGCTTTTGATGCAAATGTCAGAAAATCTTTATTAATTACATTTGGTGATGAAGCAACTTTTGACTTAGTAAAAGGATTAAAAACAAATGTTCAATTATTAGATGATATAAAAACAGCCGAAGATAAAATAGGTATAGCTAAAGCAGATCAATTAAGACAGGCTTTAAGAACTGAAGGTAGTTTAAAAGTTCAAAAAAGATTACAAGAAGCGGTTATTCAAGCTGAAAAAACAAGACAAATTGGTAATAAAGATAAAGTTAGTTTTTCCGACAGATTTCTTAGTAATGTTGCAAATAATCCAGGTGGGATAGTTGGATCACTTAATATATCTGGAAAAACTATAACACCAGAAAAACTAAGAGATGAAAGAGTTGATAGCTTACAGAAAATTGAAGAGAGAACAGAGGGTGTTCGACAGTTAGATTTAGCTCTAGAAAGGGCATTAGGTGAAAAGCTTACAAAAAATATTGCCATGGTAAGAGATGAATTAGAAGCTTTAGCTGATCCCATAAATCGTTTAACATCATTGGCAGAAACAGTTGGAGATGCTTTTGGAGAATCATTTAAAGGTTTAATAAAAGGTTCAATGAGTGCTCAAGAAGCATTGCGTAATTTATTTATGCGTACAGCAGATCATTTCTTAGATATGGCTGCAAAGATGATTGCAAAACAAATACAAATGCAAATATTAGGAATAGGATTTAAATTTTTTGGATTTAATTTTGGCGGTAATCCTTATAATGTAAGTCCTGGTCAAAGTTTATATGATGTAAAAACTCCAAGTCGATTTACTGATATGACTATTGGTCCGAGAGCCAATGGTGGCCCTGTTATGAAAGGCGGAAGTTATTTAGTAGGTGAACGTGGCCCTGAGTTATTTAGCCCAGGTGTTTCTGGAACTATTACACCTAATGAAATGCTTGGTGGTTCAACAAATATCGTAGTAAATGTAGATGCTTCTGGTTCTTCTGTTGAAGGAGATCAGCAAAGTGCTAATGAATTTGGTGAACAGCTTGCAGCAGCAGTTCAAGCTGTAATAATCAATGAAAAAAGAGTTGGAGGTTTATTAAACTAATGGCAGCTTTTCCTATTGCTAATCCTAAATATAATTACACCATTACAAGACAACCAGCAGTTAATGTTATAAGTTTTGGAGATGGTTTTGAGCAGAGGTTAACAGAGGGATTGAATCAAAATCCTATAACTTTAAATTTAAAATTTGATTTATCTCAGACAGATTCTACAACTGCTATTAATTTTCTTAATGCAAGAATTACAGATGGTGCGTCATTTACTTTTCTCGTTCCAAATGAAAACGTAACAAAAAACTTTGTTTGTTTGTCTTACAATACTGCTATTCCTTTTTTAAATAGAGTTACACTAACCTGTTCTTTTAGAGAAGTATTTGAACCCTAATGGCAATTCCTTTTACTCAGTTAAATAAAATTAACCCAAGTTCTGTTATAGAGCTATTTAAACTTGAACTTACTGTTGGTTTACACGTTCCTGATCCTAATGTTAATAATTTAGATACTGTATTCAGATTTCATGCTGGTGCAAATTTAAATAATCTTGGAATGATTAGGTTTGATGGTGAAGATTATCAAAGAGTTGCAGTAAAAGCAGAAGGTTTTGAAGATACAAGTACAGGTACAATTCCAAGACCTACTCTTACCTTTAGTAATTTAGGTGGCATAACAAAAGATACAACAGTTATGACCATGAGTGATTTTTTAGCAATAGTAAATACAACAACTCCTGGAAATGATTTACTAGATGCGAAATTAACAAGAATTATGCCATTAGCTTCAGCTTTAGATAATGCAAATTTTGTTGGCGATAATCCTTTTGGTACTCCTAGTACAGATAGGTTGCAAGATAGAATTTATTATATTGATAGAAAAGCTATTGAGAATAGAGAAATTGTACAATTTGAATTAGTTAGCGTATTAGATATGCAAAATAAAAAAATACCTAAAAGAATAGTCACAAGAGATTTATTTCCTGCTGCTGGTACTTTTGTATAATGACTTGTAATTCATGGATGACAGAAGCATATAAACACGCTACAGAGTGTTATCCAGAAGAGTGTTGTGGCCTTGTTTTAGATATAAATGGTACGCATACATATTGGAAATGTAAGAATATATCAAAAACATATAAAGAAAAATCATTTGTTATAGATCCTTTAGATTGGGCGGACGGTGAAGATCAGGGGGAAGTTTTAGGTATCGTTCATTCACATCCTGATGGATTGTTGGAATTTAGTGATACTGATAAAATAAGTTGTAAGTATAATGATTTACCTTTTTATCTTGTAGACCCAAAAACAGAATGTACTATAAAATTAAATCCAGATGAAGTAGATGATTAAATTAACTATTTATGGTCGTTTAAGAAAATTTATAGGGCAATCTACATTTGAAATTGATGTAGCAAGTCCAAGACAAGCTTTTAGTTTTTTAATACATAATTTTGAAGGAGTAGCAGATCATATTAAAGAACAGGAATATTGTGTAATGGCAGGTAAAGTAAGAATTTCAAAAGATTTATTAGATTTACAAACAGAAAGTGATATTAAAATAATTCCTGTTGTTCATGGAGAAATACTAAATTTTATTGTTGGCGGTTTATTAACGGCTTTTGGTGCAGGGGCTACTATTGCTGGAATAACTATTGGTTCTATGGTTGCACCTATATTTTTAGCTGTTGGTGCAAATATGTTAATATCAGGTGTTAATGATTTATTATTTCCAACGCCTACTCCACCTACATTTGCAAGTGATGAACAGGATCCTAGTTTTCTTTTTACAGGCCAGGCTAATATTTCAAAACAAGGCGTACCTATAAATATTGTGTATGGGGAAGTTTTAGTCGGTACTAATACTATTGGTGCAAATATAGATACTTTACAAGTAGTTAACCCAGAGGAGCCAGATAATTAAATGTTAAAAGGAAGAATAATTAATCAAGGTAGAATTGTTGATGGTGGTTTAGCTTTTCAACAAAATGCAAAATTACCTGGCGGTTCTTTAAAGTCAGTAGATTTTGTTACCCTTATTGATATTTTATCTGAAGGTCAGATAGAAGGATCTGCTACGGCAAGTAAAATTGGTCAAACAGCTATAAATACAGCAGCTTACAGAAATTGTTTTTTAAAAGATACATTTTTAAATGGCCAGCCAGTTTTAGACGCAAATGCTAATATAAATACTCCACCAAAATCTGCTTTTAACTACAGCACTGTAGAATTAAGATTTAGAAGAGGTACTGCTAATCAAGCTAGTTTACCAGCAGCAGAAGTACAATCATCTGAAATACTTGCATCAGATCAAGGTGATATTGGACAGACTGTTGATTTTCCCCAAGGTGGAAGTGTAACCTCACGTTCTGTAATAATAAATGATGTAAATGTAGATATAGTAAGAGTTAGAGTAAAATTTGACTCATTCTTTAGAATAGATACTGAAAGTGGAAATAGAAAGGCAACTGACGTAAGAGTTCTTATAAAAGTGAATCCATCAAATGGTGCTCAAGTAACTCCTATTGATAATCGTGTTAGAGGTAAAAGCACTTCAGCTTATACTCGTGATTATGGCATAAGACTTAGAAATTTAGATGGCTTTAACAGAACACCTGTTGGAGACCCCGGAGCGTTTTTTCCAATAACAGTAACTTTAATTAGAAATAATAATGAAGGTGATGCTAATACCTTTAATAAAATGCGTTTAGGTGGTGTAACTACAATAATTCAAGATTCTAATAATTTTCCTCATGTTGCACATACTTCATTGCGTTTTAGTGCAGAAGAGTTTCCTACAATGCCTTCAAGAATTTTTAGAATTAGAGGTAAAAGAGTAAAGATACCAAGCAATGCAACAGTACAAACAAATGATGGAAGATTAGTTTATTCTGGAAATTGGGATGGTTCTTTTAAAACAGATAACAATAATAATATTGTAAGAGAATGGACAAGTGACCCTGCGTGGATTTTATATGACTTATTAGTTTATAATTCTGGAAGAAATGCAGATCAACAGTACGGCTGTGAATTGCCAGAAGCTTCAATAGATAAATTTGTTTTTCAAAAAGCAAGTGAATATTGCAGTGAATTAGTAAATGATGGACAAGGTGGGCAAGAACCAAGATTCTCTCTTAATGTAAATATAAGAACCCAAGCCGAAGCTTTAAAACTTATAAATGATATCTGTTCTGTAATGAGAGCAATGCCATTTTATTCAGAAGGCACAATAAAAATATCACAAGACGCACCAAAAGATTTTGCAAACCCAAGTTCAGTTGCTTTTGATTATGTGTTTAACAATGCAAATGTTGTAGAGGGTAATTTTGTTTATAGTGGTAGTTCTTTAAAAACAAGATTTACAACTATAAATATTAGCTATCTTGATTTAGATACCCAAGAAATTGATTATGTAACTGTTAGAGATACAACAGCGATAGGAAAATATGGTGAAAGTATAAAAACTATTAGAACTTTTGGAACCACATCAAGAGGTCAAGCACAAAGGGTTGGTAAGTGGTTTTTAAATACACAGCAAACCGCTACTGAAACTTGTACTTTTGAAACTAACATTGCTGCTGGTTCTGTTGTTCAAATAGGAAGTATTATTGGTATTGCAGATAGAGTTAAAGGTAGTTCAATTGTTCAAGGTACAAATATTGTAGGAAAAAGAAGAGGAGGTATTGTAAAAGCAGCTACTACAACACAAGTAACTATTGATAATGTTGACGATACAAACCAACCCGACATAAGTGATTCACCAACTATAAGTTGTTTATTAAGTGATGGAACAGTAAAAACTAGAACAATATCTAGTTATTCTAATAATCAAACTGTTGTAAATGTTTCAAGTGCTTTTCCTTCTGCACCTGTTGTAAATAGTCCTTATATTTTTGAATCGGGTAATTTTGCCGTTACAACTTGGCGTATAACAAATATAAAAGAAACAGCAAAAAAGACTTATACAATAACTGCTTTGAAACATAATCAAGGTAAGTATGCAGCAGTAGAAGATGGTGAGGCATTACCAGCAAAACCTACAAACACACTTATTGAAAGAAAGTTATCACCATCAGGTCTAACTCTTGAAGAAAAAATTGTTGTTATTAATAACAGAGCAGTACCAAAAGTATTTATTGATTGGCAAGCAGTAGAAGGTGCCTCTGGTTATGCATTGCAATATCGAAGAGATGGGGATAACTTTACTCTCGTTAATACACAAGAAACAACATTTGAGATTGTACAGACGGAGTTTGAAGCTGGATCGTATGACATAAGGCTTTTTACTGTTAATGCTTTAGGCGAAATGTCATTTACACCAACAGAAGCTAATATTACAGTAAATGCTTTATCTGATTTACCAGAACAACCTACAGGACTTGAAATAGAACCTATAAATAATTATCAGGTAAGACTAAGTTGGGATTTAGCTTTAGCAACAGATGTGATATTTGGTGGCAGATGCTTAATACGACACTCTACAACTTCATTAGCAAATACTACTTTTAGTAATTCTATTGATCTTGACACAAGCAATGGTAATACAACAGAGGTTGTTGTTCCTGCGTTAGCTGGTACTTACAGCATCAAGTTTGAAGATTTAGCAGGTAATTTATCAGCAAATGAAGCAAAGGTAGAATTTGCATTGCCAGAAACAGAAGATGAATTACAACTTAAAAATGCAAGTGGTAATGATTTTAGAGAACAAACTGCATTTAGTGGTACAAAAACAAATGTAAGTATTGTTTCTGGTGCGTTACAACTTACAAATCCAGCCAATAATTTAACTGGCACATATGATTTTGCAAATACTTTTGACTTAGGTGCTGCTTATCAAAATCTAAGATTAAAAAGACATATAAAAAGTGAAGGTTTTAATATTAATGCAAATTTTGACTCAATTCCTAATTTAGATTTAAGAACTAATTTTGATGGTGCTGCTGTTGATAGATTAAAAGCAAGATTAACAGTACAAACATCAAATGACAATTCTACATATACAAGTTTTACTAATTTAAGAAACGGGTCTTTTGTTGGCAGATATTTTAAATTTAGATCAAATCTTATTTCTGTTGATATTAATGAAAATATAAAGTTTTTAGAATTAGGATTTGATGCGTCTTTGCCATCAAGAGTTGAAAATAAATACATTTCATCAGGCAATGTTATAAGCACACCAATTCAATCTGGTACTTCTGCTAGTGGTGTTGATATAGTATTTGCTAATAGATTTTTTACTGGAACAAGTGATATTGGTGGTACAACTACTACTTTTTTACCTGTAATTAGTATTTCACCTTATGATCTCGACTCTGGTGATTATTTTGTTTTAAGTAACGTATCAGGAACAGGATTTACAATAGTATTTAAAGATTCATCAGATTCACCAAAAAATGTGAAATTTTCCTTTCAAGCGTTAGGATATGGTAAAGGTGCTTAATTAAATGGCAAGAGTAAATACAACTGGGGGAACAGGATTTACCGTAGATAATGGTACTGGTTTGCAGGTAAGAACAAAACTGCAACAAGTTATTGATGCGTTAAGAAGTTTACAAGCTGGCAGTGGTGATCCAACAGTTGGTGTAGGTGCATACCAGTTGCATATTGATGAGGTTAGTAATACATCACAAACTTTAAAAATAAGAAATAAAGCAAATGATGGATTTGTAGAGATAGGAGATGTTGCACAAACAAACTTAGGAATGTTGTTAAAAGCTGGTGGTGTAATGACAGGTGTATTAACTTCATCTGCTGGCTCTACATCTGCTCCATCTTTTAATTTTGGGGATACTGGAACGGGATTTTACAAGAAAGGAACGAACCAAATAGGGCTTGTAGCAAACCAAGCTGAAATATCTTTTCTAGATCAAAATGGTTTAACAGTTAATAATCAAAAAGAAATTAGATTCAGTGAACAGACAGGTAATGGTACAAATTATGTTGCTGTTAAATCTCCTAGTGCGTTAGCTGCTAATTTAACTCTTACTTTACCTACCACTAACCCTGCTGTTGCTGGTTATGCTTTAATTTCTACAGATACTTCTGGGACATTAAGTTGGGGTGTTGCAGGTGGTGCATCTGGTGGTGGTACTAATCAAGTGTTCTGGGAAAATGACCAAACAATAACGACGAGTTATGCAATAACAAATGGTAAAAATGCTGGAAGTTTTGGCCCAATTACGATAAACTCAGGCGTAGTAGTTACTATTGGTTCTGGTGAAACTTGGAGTGTTGTTTAAATGAGTACTCTTAATGTAGGAACGATAAAAAGTTTAGGTTCATCTGCTCCTGTATTTCAAAATTTATCAGGTATAGAAAAGGGTCAGCTTGCAAAAGCTTGGGTTAATATTAATGGTACTGGAACAGTTGCAATTAGAGGAAGTTTTAATGTTAGCTCAATTACTGATAATGCTGTAGGAGATTATTCAGTTACCATGATAACTGCTATGGCTAATGCAAATTATGCTGTTGTTGGTTCTGCTGGTTTAGCTAGTGCTTTTTTAACTTTTATGACTAATACTAGAAGCTCGGGTGCAACTTTATCACAAGACCCAACTACAACAGTGTTTAGATTTGTGACTGCATTTGGTGGCTCGAATACCAATAGACAAGATCCCATTCATATTGCTGTTGCAGCTTTTGGAGATTAATTATGCCAATTACAATAAACGGAAACGGAACAATAACAGGAGTAACAGAGGGATTAAATAGACCAGCATTTCGTGTTTCTTTAAATACCACTACAAATGTTGCTAATAACACAAATGTTATCGTTCCATTTAATGTCGTTGATATAGACACAGATAATTGTTTTAATACTACAAATTACAGAGTTACTCCAAATTTAGCTGGCTTTTATGTTGTTTTTGCAAACGTAACAGTGGCAACTGCAAGTAGACCAAATTTAGAAGATGCCCAACTTTCTATATTTAAAAATACTACAATAATTGCTTTTGCTGAAATTGACCCATCTGATACTGGAGAAGAGGGTTCTTTAACTAACCAAACTGGAACTATTGTGGAAATGAACGGTACTTCTGATTTTTTTCAAGTAAAAGTAAATATTGATAGACAAACATCTTCTCCACAAATAGTTGGTGGCAATAGACAAAGTTTTTTTTATGGTTATAAATTAAATATTTAATTATGTCTACACTTAAAGTAAATAATCTACAAGATATAAACGGTGCTAACAACTCAACACCAGAGCAAGTGGCAAAGGGTCGTGCAAAAGCATGGGTAAATTTTGATGGTGATGGTACATTAACATCATCAGATCAAAGTGGTGTTAATAGCTCATTTAATATAAGTTCTGTAATAGATGATGGAACAGGACTTTATACAATAAATATAGATAATGATTTAAGTAACAGAAATTACGCTGTTGTTGCTACTGTTGAAGTTAGTGGAAATAGTAACAATACATCAGAAACTGTAAATATGCGTGATCCAGCTTCAAGGACAACTGGTTCGTTTGCATTAAGAGCAGGTAACGCTGAAAATAATACACTTAAAGATTTAGATAGAATTAATGCTGTAGTTTTTGGCGATTAAGAAAACGTACTATATAATAAAAGAAAAAACTAATGGCTAATTCTGATAAACGTATTATTTATACTACAGATGATGGTGGTGTTGCGATTGTCATACCAGCAGATAACTGCCCTTTAACTGTTGAACAAATAAGAGATAAAGATGTACCAACAGGAAAAACATCTTATATTGTAGATAAATCTGTAATTCCTACTGATAGGAGTTTCAGAGATGCTTGGACTTATACGGAGTAAATTATGGGATTTGGTATAGACATGGCAAAGGCCAAAGAAATTCATAAAAATAATATAAGAACAGCAAGAACTCCAAAACTTGCAGAACTTGATATTGAATTTCAAAAAGCATTAGAAACAGGTGCGAGTACAACAGATATTGTTGCCAAGAAACAAGCACTTAGAGATGCTCCTGCTGATTCTGGTATAGCTGCTGCTAGTGATACAGATGCTTTGAAAGCACAATGGAAAACAGACATTCTTGGCAGTTCACCCTATAGCTAATGGCAATCCAACCTGGTACATATAATTTTACGTTGCAGCGTAGATCAGATCATAGTATTCCTTTGTTATTTAAAGATTCAAATAATGCTGCAATAAATTTAACAGGATATACAGTACAAGCACAGGTTTGGGAAGAAACACGCACCACAAAATATGCAGATTTTACTACAACATATACTGATCGTGCTGCTGGTTCTGTTTCTATAGCGTTAACAGATACACAAACAGCTACTTTTACACCAGATGTTTTAAAATATGATGTTAGATTAACGGCTCCTTCAGGCTCAAATGAATATTATTTAGAAGGCACTATATTTGTAAGTGAAGGATATACCGCATGAATACTGTTACTGTCACTGAAACAAAAAATCAAGTTACTGTTAACGAAACTACTAATACGGTTACTGTTCAAGAAGGTGTAGCAACAGTTGTAACTGTAAAAACAGAAGGCCCACAGGGACCAATAGTATCAGATGGAGATAAAGGTGATATTACAGTTGCCAATAATGGAACATCTGTCACTGTAAATGCTGGAGCGATTGATAATGCGAATATAGCTAGTAATGCTGCAATTGATCTAACAAAACTTGCCACTGGAGCGTTACCTACAGCTATAACTGTTACCAGTGCAAACATATCTGACCTTAGTATTGTTAATGCTGATATAAACGCTAGTGCAGCTATACAGGGTACAAAAATTAGTCCTGATTTTGGTAGTCAGAATATAGTTACTACAGGAACTTTAAGCTCTAATGACATTACAGTAACTGATCTAAATCCGCAAATATCTTTAGTTGATAGTAATAATGACTCTGATTTTCAATTAGTTCTTAACCAAGGTATTTTTAGAATTAGAGATACTACAAATAATCATACTGATAGGTTAACTATTGCTTCAAATGGAACTGTAGGTGTAATAGGAAATCTAGATGTTGGAGCAGGGATTGATGTAACAGGAAATATTACTGTCACTGGAACGGTTGATGGTCGTGACGTAGCTGCTGATGGAACTAAATTAGATGGAATAGAAGCCAATGCTATCAATGCATCTAATACTGCAATAACAAATAAACTACCGCTTGCTGGTGGTACGATCACTGGAAACCTAACAGTAGGAGGTAATTTTACTGTTAATGGAACGACCACAACGATTGATACGACTACGCTTACAGTTGAAGATAAAAATATTGAACTAGGCAAGGTATCAACTCCTACAGATACTACTGCTGATGGTGGTGGTCTTACATTAAAGGGTGCTACAGATAAGACGTTCCAGTGGTTAGATGCTACCGATAGCTTTACAAGTAGTGAGCATATTGCATTGCCTGATAATAAAAAGCTACAGCTAGGTACTAGTCAAGATTTAATCCTTCATCACGACGGAACACACTCAAAAATACACACAGAAACAGGAAATTTATCATTATCAAGTGTTCAAAAAGTTCAATTATCAAAAGCATCTGGTGATGGTGGTTCTAACTATGAAAAGATGGTTGAAGCCAATGTTAATAGTTCAGTTGATTTATATTTTGATAACTCTATAAAATTTTCTACAACCTCTACTGGTGCAAATTTACCTGATAATACAATTTTAAGTTTTGGTAATGGGCAAGATTTAAAACTAAGGCATGATGGTACTCACAATTATGTTCATGGTAATACAGGAAACTTATCTTTATCTTCTCCAAATAAAGTACAACTTTCAAATGCTTCTGGTGATGGAAGTACAAATTATGAAAATATGGTTCAAGCTATTGCTAATGGAAGCGTAGAACTCTACTACGACAATAGTAAAAAGTTTGAGACAACTTTAACTGGCATAAAAATTCCTATTAGTGCTAATGGACAAGGTATGCAACTATCTTCCTCAACCAGCACTTATGGACAAATAGATTTTGATGCAAATAGAGCAGGTAGTGACCAACATTTAGGTCGTATAAGAGGTCTTTGGAACGGTACTGAAGTAAGTATGATTGCTTTTCAGTCAGGAACTGATACTACTAATAAAGATGATGGATTTATTGAATTTAGAACTAGAGAATCTGGAGGTTCTTTAACTAAAAAATTAGAAATTACATCTGACGGCAACGTACAAATACCAAATGATAACGCAAAGCTACAAATCGGTGCATCCCAAGATTTAGAAATTTATCATAATTCAGCAAACACTATTATTGAAAATAAAACAGGAAATTTTCAATTTATAACTACTTCAACTGGTCAGTTAAGAGTAAGAGGTCATGCTTATATATTTAACAGTCATAACGACCAAGAAGGTGTAATTAAAGCTTATGAAAATTCTCAAGTTGAACTTTACTATGATGGCGTTAAAAAACTAGAAACTACCTCAACGGGGATAACGGCTACTGGTACAGAGCATAAATTTACATCTGAAACGTCAGGTGATTGCACTGTAATTATTGAAGCTGATACAGATAATAATAATGAAGCTGACAATCCAAGAATAATATTCAGACAAGATGGTGGTTTAGATTTGAGTGCTATACATACTAGCGATAATGTTTTAGAAATACTTAACTCTGCTGGAACCACTGGAGGTATCAAATTAAAAACTGGAACAGCAGCAGGAGCAGTAAATGGATTTAGCAATGCAGTAGATAGATTAGTGATTACTCCTGACGGCAACGTACAAATACCAGCAGATAATGCAAAACTACAACTAGGTGCTAGTCAAGACTTACAAATTTACCATGATAGCTTAAATTCTTATGTAAAACATGACGGGGCAGGTGGTTTAGTAGTATATGCTGCTGGATCTGGAGAGGATCTTTTTCTTCGATCTGCTGATGATATTTATATACAACCACAAGCTGGTGAAAATGGTATAAAGGTTCTTGGTAACGGAGCCGTACAAGTCTATTTTGACAGTAGTAAAAAGTTTGAGACAACTTCAGGTGGTGTAAGTATTACAGGAATATTAGAAGCATCAGCAGATTTAAGAGCGCAAGACATATACATTGTTGCTGATAATAAAAGATTAAGAATGGGTGCTGGTCAAGACTTTCAACTATTACACAGTGGAACACAAAATCAAATATTGGCTTACAATTATCACGATACTGTTATTAAATCTAGAACAGAAATCCAAGCTGTATTTAAACATCTTGCTGGAGTAGAACTTAACTATGCGACTAATAAAAAATTAGAGACAACCTCAACTGGCGTAGATGTTACTGGGAAGGTTAGTGAAAATGGTGTTACTATTACAAGTAAAGCAACTGCTCTTTCTTTAGTTTTTAGTTAAGATTATGACCGCACCAAATATTGCAGCACTAACAACAATAACAGGTAAAAGTGTAGGTGTTGCAGTGGGTACTTCTGCTACTGATGTCGTTGCAAATGCAGCATCTAGTAATAAAGTTTTTAAAATTAATTCACTAATAATTGCTAATGTTGATGGAACAACCAATGCTGATGTTACTGTTGTTTTGCAGAAAGCAGGTTCTAATAATTTTCATTTAGCAAAAACTGTTGTTGTACCAGCAGATGCAACTTTAGTTGTACTTACTAAAGACACACAAATTTATCTAGAAGAAAATGATAAAATTCAAGCTACAGCAGGTACAGCAAGTGATTTAGAGGCTGTCTGTTCTTATGAAGAAATAAGTTAATTATGACATATTGGAACGGTAATATAATTGGAAAGAGAATAAGTGTAGTCCCTGCTGGTGTAAGTGGTATATTTAATCTGCAATCACATACTCCTTATATAAATGACGCAAAATGGCCTAGAGCTTTTATTTTTACATTAGGTGGATTAGCTGGTAAATTTTTTGCAGGTGATTTTAGGAATGTTATAGGAGCAGGTAATATTGGAAGCATACCTTTAACAACAACTGATGACGCACCAAATAATTTTCCGTCTGGTACAAAAGGAGTACCTTTAGGATATGACGCAGGTGTTAACATCTGGGATGAAATAGATTTTGGAACTAATTTATCTAACAATTATGGTTTTATTGCTATTGGTTATTTTAAAGCACCTGCAACTGGAACTTTTCAATTTGATACTACATCAGATGACGGTAGTGGAGTATGGATTGGTGCAAATGCTTTAGAAGGTGGTACAAGAAATACAAGTAATGCTGTTGTTAATAATGGTATGGGTACTGGTCATGCTTCACAAACAAGGTCTGGTTCAATTTCATTAACTCAAGATGTTTTTTACCCTATAAGAGTAGTTTTTGAAGAAGGTGGTGGTGGTGATAATATGAGATTTCGTTGGCGATTAAGTGGTGGTACATTTTCAACTGATTTAAGTCAATATTATTATCACGCAACAGTAAATAATGTTATTACAGGCGATTTCTTTTGATGTAGTTATATCTGTAAAAGACAGATACTGGACATATTGATATTATTGATATAAATAAATTTTTTTATGACTCCACAAGAACTATTTGACAAAGCTAAAAGTGAAATCGAAGCTGATAGCAAAACAAGTCAAGAATTACAGCAACAGTTAAATAATATAAATTTAAAAATTTTTGCTAATCAAGAACTTATGAAAAGTCTTAAAGATGTTGATGGTGTTATTACGGAATAAAAGGTTACACTTAAAATATATATTTTAGTATCATGGCTATTACTTACACATGGGAAATCAACGGTACTGCTTGTAAAAGAGATGTTGCCGATGGTTATTTCACAAATGTCGTCTATCGAGTAAAAGGAATGGATGGCACGGAAGAAAAGGCAAGATATACAGGTGAGATTACCTTTGTAAAACCTGAGTCACTGCCTTCTGAATTTATTGCTTTTGATGAATCTAAGAAAACACCAGATAGCGGAACTATGATTACTTGGGTTAAAGATGCACTTGGAACGGATGAAGTTACTGCTATCGAAGCTGGACTAAAAGCAGAGATTGACCTTATAAATACACCAGTTCAAGCTACTGGCGTTGCGTTCTAAGTAATACGCCTAAAGTTACATAGGCTGGTGTTATGCCTATAATTAAAAGTAGTATAAAAAATTTTAAATAAATGCTAAATCGCATCTGTCAGATTTTGAGTATTATCTCATTTGTTATGGTAGCTTCCATGAGTGGTGGAGCGTACTTTGGTTACAAGTATGTAACTTCAGAACAGTTTAAATCAAGAGTAATGAATGAAATATTAGATAATGTACAAGGAATGATGCCAAAAGTATTAGATCAAGGTTTGCCTAAAGTTACTGGCCCATCTATGCCTATCATTAAATGAATTGTTATTGGTGCGATACTGAATTGATTTGGGGTGGTGACATTGATATAGATGAATCTATGCAAACTTATCCTGAGTTTTCTGTAATGACTAACTTATCTTGTCCTAAATGTTTTTCAGAAGTAGAAATTTTGAAGAAAAGAGATGCCTACGATTGATGATCTTTGGATTTTTTAAAAAATTAATTAAATATTATATTGATAAGCTAGTTCACTGGCTGCGTATACAAAAATTTAATTTAGAGCTAGACAATGAAATAAAAAAGTATCACGAGGAACTGGATAAAAAAGTAAAGAAACCAAAAATAGTAGAGAAGGGTACTTTTGGAGAAGATGGTTGGTCTATATCTATTGGTAATGTAGATAAAGATGAGTGAAATAAAAATACCTCAAATAACAATACCGACTATTGATATACCAGACGCACCATATTTTATAAAACATAAATTAGAAGGCAAAATACCAGGTTGTAATTTATATCACAGAGATTTAGAAACTACACGCAATCCTTCTCTGTTAATAGCAGATCCTAATGGAACGTACACGGTTTGCCCTGAAGGTCAGATCCCTTCATATAATCTTATGAGATACGATCCAAATGAAATTATTTTTACAGAGGAAACACCAGCTTCAACACCTCAACGTACACAAGAAACTAAAAATAAAACTATTAAGCCTAAAGAAGATAAGAAGCTAGAGATAGAACCCTGTCCTGGTAAAAAAGATTTAAGAGTAGGAAGTTTTGTTAATGAAAAGCGTTTGGAGCGTATAAAAGGTTATAAAAGGGGAGAAGATGGGATTGAATGTATCACTCTTTATGAAGACGTACCCTTCAAGGATCAATACATACCGAATCCTCCACAGCTTGTTAGCACTGCTCTCATTGCTAGCGTTGCTGCCACTACTCCATTACTGCTTAATCTTGTCAAACCCTTAGTAAAAAATATTATAAAAAAGCTTACAAAGAAGAAAAAAGATGTAGAATAATATATAAGCATCTGTCTTATGGGTCGCTCCATAATGAGAAGACGTTAGGCTTAAAACACCTAGTCGCCAGTTGCTTTTTTAGACAAGTGGATACCCGTAGCTTGTCTATTTTAATTTGTGAGTATGTGGGATAACTTGATTAGGTATCGTTGTTAATACTACGTTTTTACAACTTATAGCATCATCTCCTATTAACTTTACACCTAGCTTAAACTGCTCGGCACATACCTTCATTCGTGCCAAGTTAGCTTCTAATTTTGCTTTTTGTAGTGCAAACTCTTGTCCTTTAATTTGAGTTTCAGCAGCTTTTAAGCAAGCCTTGTTAAACCCTCGACCTCCAAGTGGTATCTGAAAACTAGCAGTTACTCCATAATTTAGGTTATATACTGTCTGATCTAGTCTTGGTTGTTCAGACTGATAAAGGATACGACCAGGATTAAGAAGATTACCGTCAGCATCTTCTGAAAGATCGTAAATATTGGTTCGGGTTGTTGTAACTCTTGGTAGGCTAAAATTTTCTCCTTTAGTGACAAAGGGAGTGATAGCCAAAGTTGGTAGTTGGCATTGAATACCATTTGAATATCTATGAGTAGGAAAGTTTCCATTTATTGTCTGGTATCCATTATTTATAACCGTTCCAGAAGATGATGCAGATGGAGATGATACGGTATTAGCTTTTACAGGAGATATAAATAAAAAATTTACTGCGAGAAGATACTTAGCGAAGTGCTTTGACTTTCTGTATTGATTGTTCTTTGGATCGTTGATACCGCATCTAAACCAGGTGCTAAAAAGTTTTCCGTTATTGAAAATGCTTCTCCTGGAGTTTTTACTTCCCATTGGGGTTTGGTATCTAAATCTGGAGCTACCCATTTAAATGAAACTCCATTGAATGTTTGTGTGTTTGTATAAGTAGCATCAGGAGATATGATTGTTCCTTCCGCAGGTTGTACATTAGTTCCGTGCATACTGTATGTATAGCCTGTTCGATAGTTTTCAGTAACAATAGTCTCCACGATAATAGTCTTGCTAGAGCTACTCGATTCCATTTGACCTGTAGTAAAGGAAGGTGTGATGCTTCCAGCATTTGCACTAGGTATTGCGAAGAATAAGAGTACAAACCACCTCATTAATCAATTTCTAAAGTTATCGTATTTTGCATCTGTGCAGTAACACCTGCTCCAGCATCAGTTAATGTTATCTCCATATCACCAGCAGAACCCATTGACATTTCAGTATCGCCAATAACACCACCAGAAAAACTAAGAGTTTCTCCAAAAACAGGTAACGCTTCTATAACACCCTCTGATACATCAGCACCTAAAAAATCAGGTATAGCATCGCCTTGTATATAAGTTTCTGTTACAGAGTAAGCATCTCCAGCCTCTTTAACAGTATAGCTAGTGTCATAATCCAAGGCTGGTACGCCATCTGTAATACCTGCTGCTGCAAGATTTAACGTACCAATAGCATTATCAGTAGAGTTGGCTGATGGGGTGACGTTTGTACCAGAAGAGGAGAATGTAGTTCCTATTCTTGTAGCTGTAGATGAAGCACCTAAAGTACTTACAGATACTACGCTTTGTATGCTGTGCGTTATATCAGCATAAGCAGGAGTTGAAACCAAGAATAAAAATGGGATTAGTTTTTTCATTTAGCTGCTGGTTTGGAGGTCTTACTATCTATAGTATCTTTTTTCTTTTTTATCTGAAATCCCAGAGAAGCCGTTGATGCACTGAAGATGCTGGCTATGAAAGTTGGATCAAAGTCTACTATCTTCTTACCAGATGGAGGCTCGTAATAAGACAAACTCAATAGTGTAGCAGACCACAGAAGAACACAAACTTTAACAATGGTTTCGACTTTACTAGGCTCTTGCTCTTCCATAAAAGTTAAGATTCTTGTCTAATACTAGCAAAGGAGCTATGTTTGGGAAGTAACACATAAAAACGATGGTAAAAATTCTAAAACCTATTCTTCTTGTATTTATAAAATCAAAGGCAATGAAGCGATTAATAGTTGATCTGTTGAAGGCTATAGCTAAACAAACAGACAACACAATAGACGATCAAGCAGTTGCTTTTATTGAAGCCAGAATGTTTCCAGGATCCTCCACTTCTCTTCAATGATATGAAAGATGACGGCTTTATGAAGATGATCCATACGGAACTACCGCCCGAAGCAGAACTGATGATAGAACTTCGATGTAGGGAAGTAATGTCCTGCCAAGATATAGATAAACTAAAAGCCTTTTGTGTAGACATGATGAAAAACCATGCCAGGGCAGAGGCAGTATTATCTAAGGCAATGATGAAAGTAATAGAGCTAGAAGCAACATTAGCCGTAATGAAAACACCAACAAGAAAGAATACGGGAATTTATAAATTTAGATGGTGGATGGAACAGCTTCATTTGCACTGGAAGTACAGACACATAACAAAGCGTCATTCACGGGATGCGTAGCGAGCCTGTATATCAGGCACTATCATTTCTGGGTATTGGATCGTAAACCACTTGTGTCCACACTCGTAGCACAGTCTCCTGCGTATAGTTATAAACTTTGAGTTTCGTTCAGACTTGATTACCTTCTGGTCGCTGTACATCTTACAGCTTGGGCACTCGACCCATGTTATTCTTTTCATTTTTTAGAAATTGTTTTAGTTTTTCTGCTTTCTCCCTTCGATACGTCTTTGTACAGATTGTCTCCACATCAACTGGTCTTTGGCTTCAGCAATTTTATATTCAGAGCTAGGAAATTCACGTTGTAATGCTTCATAAGCTACCTTTCTAACCCACGCAGTGCCTCGCATACCTTCTTTATCAGCAGCTTTTTCTATAAGTTCTGCTCTATTTGGGTCGATTAGTACCTGATAATAACTTTTGTTTCCGTGTTTGAGAGCCATTTACAAGGTTGTTCTTGTACTACTCTACCACCAAAATGGTAAATCGGCTTTATCAAGTTGTTTTTCCACATAATTTTTTCTGGCTTCTCTCCTTTTTTGAGTCTTTCCAGTGCGAACTTCTCTAGCTCTTTTAAGAAATTCAATGATACTACCCAGATCCTTGGTAGTCGCCTTTGGAATTTCTTTGTATAGATCTTTCATTAGATCTACTCGAATATTCTTCTGCATAGGCAACAGGCATTACCTCCGTTAGGGTCTTGTAGTATTTTACTCCAAGCTGTTTATTATGCTTGGAGATATACCAACCGTGTTCATTTTTGCAAATACCAATCATTTTCTCATCCTTTTGAGTTTTTTAGTTTGTACGCTTTTAGATGGTTTTCTGGTTTTTGGAGTTTTAGTACTCTTTGGTTTCATGGATGTTAAATGCCATCCATTTCCTTTAGGACAAGCATAGACGTAAGTATGGCCGTAACCACGCTTTCTCATGTCTGCTGCTTCTTTTTTGGCTTCTTGTTGGGTGCGGAATATAATCTTATTGCATTTGTAACAATGCCCTAAGACTGATAATCCTCTTTTCTCTATGAAATCCCCCAACTTGTGTAAAGGGAGTCTGTTCATTTATGTTTGGACCAGTGTTTAATTAAAGTTTGTAGTTCTTGGATACGCTTTTGTGCTGCGTTTATACGGTCTTTTTTCGTCAATGAACCTCGCTCCATTTATCGCCAATAGACACTTCGGCTAATGCTGGTACGTCACCTAACCATTTTGCCTCCGCTTTTTCCATTGTAGTTTTAAGAATTTGAGCCCACTCATCTGCTAAGTCTTCCTTAACAAGAAGTATCAATTCATCGTGAACGGCTGCTGCAATCCTTACTTTATATTCGCCTGTTTCTTTGACTCTGACCCATAAGTTACCTAATGCACACTTTAGTATCGCAGCACCAGCACCTTGAATAGGAGTATTGCATCTAACAGTAGTTCTATTAAGATCGCCCTTTAAGAATCTACGCATATTAGATACTGGAACTCTAGTCTCAGGCCATTCATCATCCTCAGTGGATCGTGATAGATAATTCATTTCTCGTTGCCAGTCTCGAATACCACTGTATGTAGTGAGCCAGTTATCACGAATTTTTACAGCTTCTTCTGTAGACATAATTACACCACTGCTTCCTGCATACTTTCGTAAACCTTCAGCACCCGCACCATATAGCAAACCAAAGTTAGCTGACTTAGCTATCTGTCTATCGCAACCCATTTGATTAGCGGTATAGTCATGCAAATCTTCGCCACGCTGAAATGCAGCAGTCATGTTTTTGTCTTTAGCTAATGCAGCAGCAAGACGTAACTCCATCTGCGAAAAGTCAGCATCAACTATCTTCCAACCTTTAGGAGCCTGTACACACTGTCTGAACTCTGAATCTCGTGGTATCTGCTGATTGTTTGGTTTGATACTAGACATCCTGCCAGTATCCGCACCCAACTGCATATAAGATGCTCTAACAAATCCATCATCCGACATCTTGTCTTGTATACTTTCTACCATTTGTCTACGTTTTTCTCTACGTTTCCAAGTAATAAGTGTTTGGATCGTAGGAGAATCAGCAGCACAGTTTTTCAAAGCATCTTTGGCAACACTGGGTTTACCATCATTATTTACTGGTGTATAACCGAGAACTAACTCAAGTTTCTCTAATAATTGTTTAGAACTCTTGATATTGAATCCTGCATACTTTTTAGTACCTAGTCTGACTGAGCCTTGGTCTTTCGCACGTAAATTAAATGTGCCATCTTCATTTCTAGGTAACTTTTTTCCAGGTGGTAAGTCATTATCAAGCTCTCTGATAAATTCATTGCCAAGTTCTTTAATGTCATCCTCATAATCAATACGACATTGATCTAGCTCTTTTTTATTCCAGGGTAGCCCTGTTCTCCACATCTGTGCCATAGCTGGAAGTGCCCTACACTCTAATGTATAAGCTCTATCTAACTGTGCATTTCTTATCTTTCTGTCTAATACCTGATCTAATTCAAGTAGTACTTCAATATCCTTCGCAGCATAGATTAACTGTTCTTTGGATAGATACTCAGCACCCCAATCAGACTTCTGTTGTTCCTTGGATATGTTCATATCAAGCTGTCTTTTAGCCAGTGCATCAAGACCATGCTTAGTCTGTGGAATACCGTTAGTAAGTAATCTGCTGGCTAACATACTGCAACGTACAAATCCTTCGGGATATATGCCGTGTTCCTGTAACCAACCCAGGTCAAACACTGCGTTGTGTGCCAGCCAATATCTATTAGTACTACTAAAAAATTCTTCTAAATAGTTCCAATCGCTACGCTCTAGTTCAAAGCAGTCAATAACCACTATAGACTTAGAAGAAAAAGACCCCAACTGAATCAGTCGGAGCTTACCTTCTTCTGGTTGTAGCTGTAATGTTTCTGTATCAAACGCAAGACTGTGAGCAGTCTGTAATCTTTTTAGTTCTGATATTCCGTAATAGACAGAATATTCTTGTTTAGTAATTGTTGAGGTCATGGAAGAACCTATAAATATGCTCTGTTATTGTAGCACAATAGATTAGTTTGTCCAGTAACTTAACTTTTTCTGTAAAGTACCTACACTAAGCCGTGTGCAGATAGATACATCAAGGCCAAAGCTGACAGCCTGTAAAACCTGACTGTGAAAATACGCTGGATCGTAATACTCAACCTGATTTACTTTTTGTACTTTTTTTCTTAACTTATCCGAATATTCTGTGTACCGCACAGTAGCTAGTGGACTATCTTCAGTAGGATTCTTTTCTTCGTAGATAGTGACATTTATTATAGGTTGTTTCAACTACTACTGCTCCCAAAACTTTTGGTTTTCTTCTATATACCCAGAGCCATCGGTGTATAAACCTTCTTCCGTTCCAGTGGAAGAGTTTTCAACAACAATCGGTTTTGTATTAACCTCCTCTTTGTATAAACCTCCACTATCTTCCG